AGTGAGTAGGAGTATAGTGCGATTTTCGCACCAGTCAACTAAAATAGTGAAGTTGACTTAAAAATAATTATGGGCGACATTGTATCAGCTACCGCAACAGTTCCAGCATTGAGATTGATGATTCGTATCAGCAGGTAGCCTCAATCTCCCAAGAGGAAGTCATGACGACGAACAATCAGATCAAGGCGCTCGTCGAGCGAATCGAGAAGCTCGAGGAAGAAAAGGCCGTTATTGCCGAGGATATAAAAGAGGTATATTCCGAGGCAAAAGGGAACGGGTTTGATCCTAAGATTATTAAGAAAATCATTGCACTGCGTAAGCAAGATGCAAAGAAGCGTGCTGAGGAGCAGGCTCTTCTGGCTGTGTATATGGACGCTTTGGGGATGTTGGCGAACACCCCCTTGGGCCAAGCAGCAATGGCTTCGTTCAAAGTTGAAGAACTAGATGATGATCTAGGCGACTTTGACTGAGTGAAATTCAGGCCGCAGTGTGCTATATTGAGGGGGATGTCATGCTGCGGTCTGAAACAATGAAACAGGAAACGATGCGGTTTTTAGTTTTAGCGGCAATTTACAGCTTCGCGCTGTTTGGCTTTGCATTCCTCGTTGGGTGCAGCGTCCCCGTTAAATATGTTTTTGACTGCACTGTTGTCCAACCAAAGAATTGTAATTGAGATGGCTACTAAACCAACAGGAAAACCAGTTGGTCGCCCTTCTAACTATTCGGAAGAGGTGATAGATAAAATTTGTGAGCGCATGATCAACGGAGAAGATCTTGTTGCTATTTGCTTAGATGAGACAATGCCCGCTAGGTCTACCATTTATAAGTGGATGGATGAGCGCCCAGAATTATGGACACGTTTAACGCGCGCCCGTGAGGGTCTCGGTGATTTTGTCGCGTGGAAGATCTTAGATATGGCAGATAAAACCACGAATGACACAGCCAACGCTGATCGCGTAAAGCTTGCTGCGTGGCAATGGCACGCCGCTCGTCTTGCTCCTAAGAGATATAGCGAAAAGCAAATGATTGAACATACAGGAGCCGATGGCGGAGCCATAAAAACGGAGACGGCGCACAAGATTGATGCGGACCAGCTTGAGCCTGAGCAGCGCGACGTTCTGAAAACTATATTCATGTCGGCTTTGAAGACTGCAGATAAATGAAAGAGGTCGAGCTCTCACATGAAGAGATGAGAGAGGTCGCAGAAACTGTTTCTCAAGTCCTCGGCATGTTATATGAAATGCAAAGCTTAGAGGCCGCATTTCAGGTTATGGCGTCGACTGTCTCTTACATCTTATGCAATGATCTAGCCTCAGCAGACGACGCGACACGGGCGTTAGAGAACTTTTCTAATATCGTAACAGAGACTGTTAACACGGCATCGTCGCACGGTATGGCAATGTGGACCGAGGGGACAACGCATTGACACAGACAGAGAAGCACATCGAAGCTTTAATCGATGACCTATATTTTTTAGAGAAGCGCATAAGGCTCGAGGAGCGCGAGCGCGCCGCAATGATTGTTAAAGAGTATGATGCTTACACGCCATACATTGTCGAAAAGCATAAGGTCGCACAACGCAAGCGCGATATTATTGAGGAGATCATGAATGGCGTTGAAGACAATCATCGTGGCACACAACGATGCATTAACCGCCGCGAAGTCTGAGATTGATATAGAGAAAGCAATAATGCTGTATCTTAAAAATATGCTCGACGACGGCTATATAATGATACCAATGGACAGTGAAGCAATATTCGATGAGCCTGAAGCCAGTATTAGTTGAGCTATTTGGGAAGCGTGTAGACGCACGCCAAGGCTATATCGACATCACAAGAGCTGAGTGCGAAGAAAGCTTCGCAGAGTTTGTCAGGCAGGCGTGGGGGGCGATTGAGCCCGGGTCTGAATATATCCACAACTGGCATATAGACCTCATCGCAGAATCGCTCCTTGCTATTACAAATGAAACAGAGTTTGACGACGGATCTTTCTACAACCGTCTCATGATTGCCGTGCCTCCGGGCTCGATGAAGTCGCTCCTCGTCAACGTCTTCTGGCCAAGCTTTGAGTGGGGGCCGTGCTACAAGCCGCACATGCGTTACATCTGTATCTCGCACAGCCAAGAGCTGGCGATTCGAGATGGCATCAAGATGCGCCGGCTTATCGAATCAGATTGGTATCGCGACAGGTGGCCGCACGTCGTCCTGCAGAAAGATCAGAATCAAAAGCAGAAGTTCGAGAACACGGCGATGGGCTTTCGCCAGTGCTGCGCCATCAACTCAATAACCGGCGCTCGTGCAGATCGAATCATATGTGACGACATCCTGTCAGTTTCTGACGCAGCCTCGCAGCAGATCAAAGACACGACCAACCAGCAATTCTTTGAGGCGATCCCGACACGTCTTGTAAACCCCAAGAAGTCAGCCATCATTATAATACAACAAAGGCTCGCGGAGGACGATATTATAGGCTCAGTGTTGGATCGAAGTCTTCCATACGACTACATCTCCCTGCCAATGCGCTTTGACCCGTCGAGGGCGCAGCCGACAATGCTGGGCCTCGAGGACTATCGGACGGAAGAGGGTCAGCTGCTATTTCCGGATAGATTCCCGGAAGAGGTTGTCGAGCGCGACGAGATCATTATGGGGCCGTGGGCCGCAGCCGCCCAGTTCCAGCAGATGCCATCTCCTCGAGGTGGCGGCGTGATTCGGCGCGAGTGGATTCCAACGTGGAACCGTCCAACCTATCCGGCTTTTGATTACGTCATAGCGGCAATCGATACGGCCTATACGACCAAGACCTCCAACGACCCTTCAGCGATGACGGTCTGGGGCGTGTGGTCGAGCGGCGAAGGAATGGCGCAAGCCAATCGCACGACTGCTTACGATGGGTCTCTGACTGCACTCGATAGGCAATATCGCGAAGAGCGACCAAAGGTCATGCTCATGTATGCGTGGGCAGAGAGGCTCGAGCTGCACGAGCTCGTCGAGAAGGTCCAAGAGACGATGGACCGCTATGGCGTCCTCAAGCTACTCGTCGAGAACAAGGCCTCCGGCTACAGCGTGGCGCAAGAGCTCCGTCGCATGTATGGGCACGAGGAATTTGCGGTGCAGCTCGTCGACCCCAAAGGACAGGACAAGCTTGCGCGCCTCTATAGTGTTCAACACCTATTTGCCGAGGGCATAATCCATATGCCTGAGACGACGTGGTCAGATATGGTAATTAACCAGCTTGCTGTATTTCCAAAAGGAAAGCACGACGACCTTGTCGATACGACCAGTATGGCGTTAAAACACTTACGCGACATTGGCCTGCTGGTCAGGGGCGCAGAATACACAGCGCAATTGGATGAGAGCAGGCTGCATATCAGCTCAAACGATGAGCCTCTTTATCCCATATAATCAAGGAAAGAATAATGATACCTGCAAGCGCAGTCGTTGACGTCATCGAAAGCCCGCCAGCCCACGGCCAAGGCCTCGGCAAGTTTCGCGTAGAATGTTGGGGGAAATATCCCTACGACTATGTTAGAATATATGAAATTCAAGCAAAGGACGACAACGCGGCGGCGCGTGAAGGTATTGATCGGTTTGTTGAGGAAATAGAGAAGCTATTGATTCGGCAAGGTTTAAAATGAAATTTTATGTTTACGAACATTGGCGTCCTGATACTGATGAATGCTTCTATGTCGGAAAAGGGCGTGGGAAGCGGGCAAATTCTATGTATGGCAGGAATAGACATCATAAATTCATTCAAAGTAAACTTTCCTCTATGGGTATGTGTGTAGAGGTTAGAATTGTTGCTGGAGAATTAACAGAGGATGAGGCGTTTAACTTAGAAATAGAAAGAATTAAATTTTGGAAACAATACGGAATTAACATTGTAAATCTTACAGATGGGGGAGAGGGCCAATTTGGAAGGAAACTGTCTGAAGAATCTAGAATAAAAATAGGGATTGCAAGTAAGGGTAGAAATGCTGGGAGAAAGCATTCTGAGGAAACAAGGAAGAAAATGTCTGCTGCTTTTATGGGTAGAGTTCCCCATAATAAAGGTAAAAAAATGCCAGCAGAACAGGTTGAGAGATTAAGGCAAGTCAACTTGGGTAGAAGACTTTCCCCAGAAACTAAGGTAAAAATGTCTTTGGCTCATTCAGGACGCAAACATACTCCTGAGGCAATTGAAAACATGCGTGCCGCAAAAAGAGCTTGGTGGGCGGCTAAAAAGGATTTGGTAAATGCCTCCTGAAAATAACTTTCACAACCTCCGCCAAGAACAAGGTGAGCCATTAGGGCTCGGCGGTCTAGAAGACGTAATGGTTGAAATAGGTGACGGCGAGGACAAGCCCGAAACAGACGACAAGGGCAACATCCTACGCATCGAACACGACGACGGATCGATAAGCGTATCACTTGATGGCCGTCCAGTAGACGGTCCGAGTGAGGCGGAAAGAGTAAGGGAATGGTTTTCAAACTTGGTCGACGACATCGACCAAGGCGAGCTGCAGCGTATTTCGTATGAGCTACTTCGTGGCGTTCAGGATGACTTGGACAGCCGCGGCGACTGGATTGAAGACAGGGCGCAGGGCATTAAGTTGCTCGGCCTCAAGATCGAAATTCCGGGCCTTCAGGGCGCATCCGACGGAGCGCCTGTGGAGGGCATGAGCAAAGTGCGCCACCCGCTCCTACTTGAAGCAGTCCTACGCTTTCAGGCTAACGCCCGCAGCGAGATGCTTCCAACTGATGGGCCG